GCAGTTCATTCTAGACCCAGAAGGGTTGAACGAACTACCAAGAACACCCCCATTAGGTTTGCCGGGTTCCTACCTGTACAACAGGAGTATACCAACGGCAAACACTTGGAGGAGGAGCACCGCTCCTCTTGGCCGTGGGAGTCCAACCCACGGGCCCAGCCCCTTTAGAAGGGACTGCCATACCCTAGGTTCATGCTAACGCCTAGGGGACGTCCGCTACGCTCCAAGTGATCGTCGGCAATATCGGTGTTTCCGATAGTGTTAACGAGGCACTTGAAAAGGGCACGCGGACCGTCAAGACCGGATTCCGGTATGACGGCCCGTACTCTCCACCCCTTAACCAAAGGGGAATGAAGAGATGCGTGCATTTTGTCGACCTGATACAGGCCAGACTCATGCACACGCCCCAGGACAGGAGAATCTTCGGTAACCCAAGGAAAATGGCCCAAAAGGCCTTCCAACAGGTCATCCATGATCTCCGTGAGAACGCGGAAACCAGCTCTGTAGAGATGGTTCCGCGTCTCAACCGTTGAGACAACGGCGTCCACGTCGCGCCGTGATCGAGGGAGTTGCTTCCGGAACTTCACGACAGAAACATCGTGGCCCTTCCAAAACTCCTTCCCACATGACTCTCTGAATTCTCCAATCCAGAAAGACTTGTGTTCGTTGACTCTGAATCCGAAGATCCAAAGCCAGCGAATCACGGCTTCGGCACAGTCTGTGGGGACAATAATGTCATCCCCGTAGACTCTCACCGTGCCAGACAGCTCTTTGAGAGAGCGTCTGGTCGGAGCTAAGCCCCGACTAGATAACACTGCCGCCAAGGCGATGGAAGCAAATACCATCGCCTCGATCGGAAATGTCATCGCGGAGCCCATTGACGCGAACTTCTGGAGAGTATGTATCTCGCCAGAAGGGAGCTGAACTCGTCGTGTTCGTGCGGCTTCCACTGCTTCTGAGAAGACAGGGAAGTTCTCGAACAGAGCTTCGACGAGCCAGTTCGCTACGGAGTCGCTAGCGTCGCTTAGATCAAGCGTTGCTAACAACCCGTTGGCAGATCCAGCACGAGCCAAGTCCTGGTTAGGGACTTGATCGGTGAACCCAATGAAGCTGCTGGAAAGGTTTGTGTGACCTTCCCCTGTTAAAGGGGATTCCAACAGGTCCACAAGCGATGAAAGCATCGCCTGCTGCACGAATTGCATGCAGGTGGGTTCAGCTGCGATGAGCCGCGGTTTCGTAGCCGTCTTCGGTACAGCAACCAATCTTGACGGTTGCTCTACCTCGGGCCCCAGGAACCTGACGGAGTGTCTATCCGACCAATACCTATGGTTGGCCATCCCATACA